CAATTGATGAAGTTTTTGAGTATTTAAAAGAAATGGGTTGTTTAACAAATTCAGATGACACATTAGGAGAAAATTATAACTATTTGGGTGAAGCAAAAAAAGGTCCTAAATTTAAGTATAAGATGCCGACAAAAGGTTTTGACGAAAAAAAGAAAGAAGGTCCCAAAAGAGTTGGGGCAGGAAAGCCAAAATTCCAGTATGATACAAATGCTGAAAATATTGATGGCAAAATGAAAAAGGTCACTGGTAAAAGGAAAGAAACCAAAGAAGCATCGAGGACTTATGGAATGGGTAGTAAAACAGGTAGAGGCCTTAGAAAAGGTATAACACCAAATAGAAATTTAAATTTAGAAGGTTTGAAAAATCAAGTGGTTTCATTACAAGAAAAAAATAATGAATATAAAAAATCACTTAATGTTTTTAGAGAAAAACTAAATGAGGTAGCGGTATTTAATGCAAATTTGGCTTATGCAACTAGATTATTCACAGAACATTCAACAACTAAAAAAGAAAAGATAAATATCTTAAGACGTTTTGACAATGTTCAATCTTTGCAGGAATCAAAACATTTATATGCTACAATCAAAGAGGAACTATCTAAAGGTATAGAACCAACAATTAATGAATCTGTTAATAGAAAAATAACAAATGTTGCATCAACAGGTTCATCAGCTAATCTAATTGAATCTAAAACTTATGAAAATCCACAATTTTTGAGGATGAAAGATTTAATTTCAAAATTAGGTTAATAAATAAAAATATAAAAAATTAATAAAAAATGGGAGCATTATTAGATTCTGGTCTTGTTGGTAATATTGGGTTGAAACACCTAAAAGTTATCAAAGAAGATACAATTAACAAATGGAATAAATTAGGATTCCTTGAAGGTCTTAAAGGCCACCTAAAAGAGAACGTTGCACAGTTATACGAAAACCAAGCATCACATCTTATAAATGAGGCAGCTAGTACATCTGATACTGGTGCATTTGAAACAGTTGTTTTCCCAATTGTAAGGAGAGTATTCTCTAAATTATTGGCAAATGATATTGTATCTGTACAAGCAATGAATTTACCAATTGGTAAATTATTCTTCTTTGTACCTCAAATTCAAGAGTTAAATAGCGGTGCACATTATGCGCCTTATGGTTCACCAAATGTAGAAAATGGTCAAACGCCAACAACAGGTTATGGTGGAGCAGGTGCAAAAAATCTATATGATAGATTTTATGAAGGTAATGAGCCTGGTTTGAATCCAGAAGGTCTTTATGATTATTCAAAAGGTCAATATTCTGCAATCACAGCTAGCGTAAGTACTGTAGTTTGGTCAAGTGGAGATTTAGTAGTATCTGGATACCCAGCTGGAACATACCGCAAAGTTTTATTGGGTATGTCAGGTTTCTCAAGTACTGGCGAAGGAAAACTTATTGGTCCTGATGGTCATCCTGTGGATAATGAAAGTTTCTTAGCTAGCTTACAAGTTAATGCAAGCACATCAGCAGGAGGTGCATTCTCAGGTGTTACAGCTGCTGGTATTGGTAATCCATTGTTATTTAGAGTTGTTACTCAAAAATATGCAAAAGGTATTGTTCAATATGGTTCAGATAGAACATTAGCATTCCCTAATGATAAAGTAGGTGGTGGATCATTCAATGATTTATCTACACCAGATGGTGTTATTTATCTTGAAGTTGACTTACAAGTGCCAGCAACAGTTGGTTCAAATTCATTAGATGGTTATTCTGGTTTGACAACAACAATAGCAGGAACTGCGGCTACTGACTTTACAGCAACATATAGAATTTACAAAAGTTTAGAATTTGAAGATAAAATTGGTGAGGTTTCTTTTGACTTACAATCTGTTACAGTTTCTGTGACTGAAAGAAAGTTAAGAGCACAATGGTCTCCAGAAATGGCACAAGACGTTGCTGCATTCCACAATATTGATGCTGAAGCAGAATTAACTGCTTTATTATCAGAGCAAATTGCAGCCGAGATTGATAGAGAAATTCTTCGTGACCTTAGAAAAGGTGCTGCTTGGAATTTACGTTGGGATTATAATGGTTGGAAGAGATTAGGTTCTGCTGCAATTCCTTATACTCAAAAAGATTGGAATCAAACATTGATTACAACAATCAATCAAGTATCTGCACAAATTCACAAATCAACTTTGAGAGGTGGTGCAAACTGGATTGTTGTTTCTTCTGAAGTAAGTGCGGTTTTTGATGATTTGGAATACTTCCACGTATCAAATGCTTCACCAGAGCAAGACCAATACAACATGGGTATTGAAAGAGTTGGTACATTAGCTGGTCGTTACCAAGTATATCGTGATCCTTACTTCCCTGCAAACACAATTTTGATGGGACACAAAGGAACATCTTTACTTGACACAGGTTATATCTATGCACCTTATGTGCCTCTACAATTAACTCCAACAATGTATAACCCATTCAACTTTACACCAATTAAAGGTATAATGACAAGATACGCTAAAAAGATGGTTAATAACCGTTTCTATGGTCGTATCACAGTTGATGGTGTTAGAACATTTGACTTACAAGAGTTAAGATAATTAATTTGTCCATTTTTTTTACTAAAAAAGTGGACATTTTAAAGCCTAATAGAAAGGGTTGCAAGGTTTTGCAACCCTTTTTTAATTTCCTTTCCCATAGAGGTGAATATACTTTATATATTAAACTAAAAACATATATAGTAGAATCCTTTGAAATGATTTTTATTTTGCCAAAAAATGCTTATATTTATGCTAAACAAAAAATACTATGTCATTAAATCCTATTTATAAATGGACTGGGGGTAAGAGAAAGGAAATCAAATTATTTGATAAATTTTATCCAAGTTTTGTCAACGAAACAAATGATTACAAGTTTGTTGAACCCTTCTTTGGGGGTGGGGCTGTTTATTGGAGTTTAAATTCAAATAATAACGTCATTTGTGATATAGATTATGATGTTATAAATTTCTTAAAAATTCTGCAAACAAATTCTGATGAAATCATATCTATGGCCAAATCTATTTCAGAAAAAATTGCAATAATATCAGCTAATGAAAAAAATAAAACAATAAGTATTTCTGATGCAAAGAAGGAGAGGGGTTTGATATATTATGAATGGAGAAATAAAGATAGAAAGAACGGACTATCAACTTTAAGTGATATTGATAGGGCATTTAGATTTTACCTAGTTAACCAATTATCATTTAATGGAATGAGGAGATTTAATTCAAAAGGTGAGTTTAATATACCTTATGGTAATTACAAAACATTCAATCTAAATGTTAAAGGTGAACATATTGAAAAGTTAAAAAATACCCAGGTTTTTTGTGATTCATATGAGAATATTATGATGAATAATGACACAGAAAACACATTCATTTTCATTGATCCTCCTTATACTAGGGAGTTCAAGGAATATTCACATAATAATAGCTTTGGGGAGAATAGCCAGGTTAAACTTTTTGATACATTCAAGAGTATGAATTTTGCAAAAGTTATGATTATAATCAACAAGGATGAATTTACTTATGATTTATATAAAGATTATATTGTTTCAGAATACGATTTAAAATATTCAACAAATATCAAAAATAGGTATGATAATAATGTAAAACATTTGATAATAACCAATTACCATTAATAATTGGTTATTATCATTATAATTATTTTTAGTTAAATTTTATTTGATTTTAATTGTTTACCGAGGGATTTCATTATTAGATAGTAGTGAACTTTATGTAACTCAACACCAATTAAATTAAATAAATCTTTAATAAAATATATATTTTTTGTATTAGATTTTTTAATATCATCTTCACAATACCAACTACTAAGTACATTTCCATACACATTAGTATCTGGATACATTTGCTTTAAAGCACCAACCACGTCATTTACTTTATTAAAAGTTGCTTTATTCTTTTCAGTATCTAGGTTTAGATTCATCTTAACTTCAAAGTAGTAAATGTTACCATTTAGCATAAAAGCTAAATCTACTTGTTTTGTTTTCCATTCGCCTTTTTCATCTTTGACATTAACATATTCAATGTTAAGTACTTTAATATTTACAACTTTTCTTTTTTCCAATTCTTTTAAAATCTCACGAAGTTGTTTTTCATAACAAGAACCTAGTGATATGTATTGTCCTTGGCTTAAATTAAAGTTATCAACTAACTTACCTGAATTATCATTGTCTTTTAATTTGATATTGTTGACTTGGTGAGATATAGTCCCATCTAGCATTTTTTCTTCAAAAATAAGACATGTTATACTTTTTGGTAAATCTAAATCAAATTTTGTTGTTTCCATTTTGTTTGTTTTTTGTTTTTTTTGATGAGGCAAATGTAAGTATAATATTTGTAAAATAAAAATTATTTAACAAGATATTTATAAATAAAAATTTTATGGGAGAAAAACCATCATTTTTGAACGAGGATCTTGCCGTTTGGTTTGGCACAAAAAAGAAACCAAAAGGTAGTAACCAACCCAAGGGACCCTGGGTTAATATATGTAGAAAAGATTCAAGTGGTAAACATCCGCCTTGTGGAAGGGAATCAGATAGCAAGGGGGCGTATCCAAAATGTAGGGCAGCAGGTGTTGCAGGAAAAATGAGTGACGCAGAGAAGAAATCCGCTTGTGCTAAGAAAAGAAAGGCTGAGAAGAAAAATCCAAAGTCTGGAACTGGAAATAAACCAACAATGGTTTCAAATGAAAGTATATTAAGGGTTCTTAAAGAATATATCCAAAGTATCGCTTAAATAAACGATACTTTGGATTATCGCCTAAATAAGCGATATTTTTTCATTTCTAAAAGGATTCAACTTTGGTTAAAAAACTTTCCTTTAAGTAATTTGATAAATCATAGAACACATCAAATTTTGATGCCATTTTATTATCAAATGCTTCTATTATTTCAATATGGGTGTTTTGGTGTGAAATAAAGAATTTGAAAACTTCGTATTCATAAATGATATGAATATCTCTATCAATCATATTGATATAAATGTTCTCATCTTCAAGGTAAACCAACCTCTCTGTTGATTTTGATGAGTAAGCCAATTTCGAATCTGGATTGTTAATCATTTTAATGCAAATATTCTTACAACGAATCTCATCTTCTGATGGATCAACCATTGCCAAAATATTGTGTTTAAATGAAGAGATTAAATCATTTAGTAATTTCATAGTGTTTATTTTGTTTTCATTGCAAATATACTACAAAATTCTATAAAAACAAATTAACCTTTCTTCCATTTCCCACCTAATTTCTTGTAACGTTTTGCTGCTGCACCGTTACAATACGCACTAGGACATACTTTATATCTTGATTTTGCCCAGCTTAAACATTGACTCCATAATTTTGGATTTGTGGGTTTGTTCTTCTTTTGCTTGGCCTCCATTAAGTTATCATCCTCATATGAATCATCATTAAATTCATTCATCATAAAATCAAATACTTGATCCATATTTTCTTTTGCAACACTTATGTGGTCATCAGCCCAGTCATGGCCATTTTTTATTAATTCATTCACCTCATCTGGTTGCAGTTCAAGCAATAATTCACATTGCCTTTTTATCTGTTTTAAATTACCAAAGAACATATAGTTTTCAGTTGCTTGTTCCTTTATGGCTGTTTCAATAATTCTTTTAATTGTTGGATTAATCATATTAATTTTTATTTATAAATATCATTAAGGTCTATTTTGATTAAGGCTTCCATATTTTGATTTTAAGATGCTTTTTGTTTTAGCCTATTACTATGCCATATTTATTAAAATCTATTGTCTTGGCTAAATTGTGTGTGGTTAAATGGGATTTAATGACTATATCTTAATTATTCCTTTTATATATCCAGGTTTAACCATTTCTCTTAATTCATCATTAGAAAAATTGACTAAACCACTTCCACTATTTATATTTAAGTAGCCATTAACTATTAACCCTTTTGGCAACTTATTTATTGGTGTATCCATTACTCCTAACCAATTACCAATGACTAACCCTTCTGGTAGTGAAGTTATTTTTGTATTGTGTAAATATAAAGAATTACCAATTTTAATATCATCTGGTATGTTTTTTATACGGGAGTAGGATAAATCCAAAGTACCACCAACTTTCAACCCTTTTGGTAATTCTTCTATTCTTGAAAATCTAGTTAGCATATCACCTTTAACTTCCAAATTATCTGGTAACGATTTTAACGTTGAATCTGTTAAATCCAAATCACCATTAACAACTAAATCATCTTTTGTTAGGGGTTCATTAAACTTTAATTTCCAAACAAAGTTATCTCTATCTTTATGTTTTTTGTTTTCTTTCGTCTCAAAAAAATCAAATATTTTTCTTATTGTTTCTTTTTCCATTATCTTAATATATATTTCCTTTTATATACCCAGGTTTAATCATTTCTAATATTTCATCATTATCCTCAATTTCATTTATAGGCGTTCCATAAATATACAAATCACCACCAACTTTCAATCCTTTTGGCAAGGACTTTAAGTTTTTACAATTTCTTAAATTTAAATCATTACCAACTATCAATCCTTCTGGTAATGATTCTATTTTTGAATGCTTTAAAACTAAATTATATTTAACTTTCAATCCTTTTGGTAATTTAGTTATTTCTGTACCACCTAAATCCAAACCTTCAACTTTTAAATCCTCTGGTAATGATTTTATTCTTGAACTAGCTAAAAATAAACCCCTAACTTTCAATCCTTTTGGTAATGAAGTTATGTTTGATTCATAAAGGTATAAATTACCATCAACATTTAACCCTTCTGGTAATGAGGTAATTTCTGTTCTTTCTAAATTCAAATCACCTTTAACATTTAAATCTTCTTTGGTTATTGGCTTATTATTTAATATTTTCCATCGAAATGGTGCATTATGCCCTTCCTTTTCTTCAAGGAACTCAAATATTCTTTTTAATTGTTCTTTTTCCATTATTTAAATATTTTTCCTTTTATAAACCCAGGTTTAATCATTTCCTTTATTTCATCCTTTGAGTAATGTATTAATTGAGTTCTATTAATAATAATATCCCCCCCAACTTTCAATCCTTTTGGTAAATCTTTGATAGATTTACAACTATCCAAAAACAAATCACCATTAACTTCCAATCCATCTGGCAATGAGGATATGGTTGAAAATAGCAAATCCAAATCACCCCCAACTTTCAATCCTTCTGGTAATGAGTTTATTTCAAAAGACCTTAAATCTAAATCACCTTTAACATTTAAATCTTCTTTGGTTATTGGCTCATTATTTAATATTTTCCATTTAAATGGTGCATTATGTTCTCCTTTCCCTTCAAGGAAATCAAATATTCTTTTTAATGTTTCTTTTTCCATTATCTATATATTTCTCCATTTATAAAACCAGGTTTAACCATATCTCTTAATTGGTCATCTGTGTATTTTCTTAATATGCTTTTTTCTATATATAATTTTCCATAAACTTTCAAACCTTTTGGCAATAAGGTTATCTTTGTATCTCTTAAATACAAACCTCCACCAACTTCCAATCCTTTTGGTAATGAGGTTATATTTGTATGTGATAAAGTCAAATAACCACCAACTTTTAGTCCTTCTGGTAATGAGGTTATTTTTGAACTAGTTAAACCCAAATTACCATTAACTTTCAATCCTTCTGGTAATGAGGTTATTTTTGTATTCTCTATATGCAAAGAACCCCCAACTTTCAACTTTTTTGGTAGTGAGTTTATATTTGCATATGATAAATTCAAAGAACCACCAACTTGTAAATCATCTGGTAATGAGGCTATTTCTGAAAAGGTTAACATCAAATCACCATCAACTTTTAAACCTTCTGGTAATGAGGTTATGTTTGAATTAGTTAAATACAAATCACCACCAACTTTCAATCCTTCTGGCAATGGGGTTAGATTTGAATATCTTAAATTCAAATCACCTTTAACATTTAATTCTTCTTTTGCTATTGGCATAGCCAATTTAATCTTAACTGGTAATGGTATAATGTGTTCTCCCTTCTTTTCAAGGAAATTAAATATTCTTTGTAATGCTTCTTTTTCCATTATCTTTTTATTTTTCCTTTTATAAACCCAGGCTTAATCATTTCTCTTAATTCTTCATCTGTGTAATCTAATAATGCTGTATTTTTAATAGATAAACCAAAATGAACCTCCAATCCTTTTGGTAAGGAGTTTATTTTTGTATTTCTTAAATCCAACCAAAGACTAACTTTCAAGCCTTCTGGTAATGATATTATTTTTGTATTATCTAAACTCAAAAAACCACCAACTTTCAACCCTTCTGGTAATGAAGTTATATTTGTATCTCCTAAATCCAAATCACCATTAACTTTCAATCCTTCTGGCAATGAGGTTATTTTTGTATTCTCTATATACAAACCACCACCAACTTTCAAATCTTCTGGTAATGAGGTTATATTTGTATTTCTTAAAATCAAATTACCTTTAACATTCAAATCTTCTTTGGTTAATGGTATATTATTTAATATTTTCCATCTTAATGGTGCTCTACGCTCTTCTTTCTCTTCAAGAAAATCAAATATTCTTTTTAATGTTTCTTCTTTCATTGTCTCAATATTTTTCCTTTTATAAATCCAGGTTTAACCATTTCTCTTAATTCTTCATCTGTGTATTCTAATAATGCTGTATTTTTAATATATAAACTAGCACCAACTTCCAATCCTTTTGGTAAGGAGGTTATTTTTGTATTTACTAAATACAAAAAAAACCTAACTTTCAAGCCTTTTGGTAATGATATTATTTTTGTATTATATAAACTCAAACTACCAACTTTCAAATCTTCTGGTAATGAGGTTATAGATGTATTTTGTAAATTGAAAATACCTTTAACTTTTAACCCTTCAGGTAATGAGGTTATAGGTGTATCACTTAAATCCAAATTAGTCCCAACTTTTAATCCTTCTGGTATTGATTTTATTTTTGAACGAGATAAATCTAACCAACCACTAATTTTCAAGCCTTTTGGTAATGAGGTAATTTTTGATTCTTCTAAATCCAAATTACCTTTAACATTCAAATCTTCTTTTGTTAGTGGTTTGTTAAATATCAACTTCAATTTAAATGGCATATTATGTTCTCCCTTTTCTTCAAGGAACTCAAATATTCTTTTTAATGTTTCTTCTTTCATTATTTTTTATTTACAATAAAGAATGCTAATTGTTTTTTATATGTTGAAACTTCCCCAGCAATATGAACTTTTAAATCAATAAAATATTTATTTGGGATTTTATCCCTTGTGTCAAATATAAAATAATATTCATTTGGGCTTCTATTTATTTCTGTCCAATCTTGCACTTGCACCTCTGTTTCACCCTCCTTAACATAAACCCTATAATATGCTTTAACCCCTGTCAATAATTCATCTGTGCTATATGCTTTCTTTATAATAACCCCAACCTTCCTAATATCTGTGTTAAGGATTTTCTCCCCTTGCATAACATTATAAAAATCAAAATTATATGATTCATTTTCTGTTGTTTTTGTTCCGGTCTTAATTCTATTATTCATATCATATAATACAAATTCATTTTCAACATTTGGCAAGGTTATTCCATTTAAGGTTATTCCAGTCCATACATCTGTGAATACAAGTGGGGGTGAGTAGCCACTAAATGTGTTTGGAACAGTAACTTCATATACACCTTTTGTCACCAATTTTGTTGGCAAATTAGTTGCCCCACTCATAATTGCACCAGTACAGTCAAATATATTAACATTTGGGTTATTATCCAAATTTACATATTCACCTTCATCTGTAACATACAAATATAATTTATTTGTTTTATTTGTTACAAAATTATTCCTATCATCTTTCACCAAATCATTATATGTTGTCATTAGATAGGGTTCATAGAATGTTTGTGTATGTCTTGAAAAAAAGCCCACAGAATAACTTTCTGTAAACCCTGTTGCGTTTTCATAAGAAGGTGGATACGCAATACCCCAACCAGCATAGTCTGTTGTAGAACCCGTTAAAATGGCATTTATTTCGTTTGTCATATTAAATGAAACATCCTCATTCCCAAACTCAAAATGTTGCGTATCAAGTATGGTTAATCCACTATAATTGACACTACCATTATTTGTGCTGCTATATATTCCAGATTGTGTCCAACCACTAACACCTTGTCTATTAAACCAATTTGATGGGCTATCTGAAAATGAATTATCGTCTTTAATGGTTAAAGGATATTTTCCCCCAGAACCTGAATTTAAATTTTTTGAATAATTTGTGTAATCATATCCAACCCCTTCATCCCAATATTGAACATTTCCTGTTGCACCGCTTGTTTTTGGTATTCTAAATAACACCAAATCAAATGAGGATGCTCTTCTTTTCTGATTAGGCATTTTCCCATTTAACAATGATTCATCAAAGGATGTTGTGTTTTTTAGAATTAATGTGTGGGTGGCACTTGATAATGAGCCACTAAATATAATATTCTCATTAACTTTTTCAATTAATGGTTGGAGATTTATATTAAAGATAAATCTTGTTGGTCCATATGAGGGGATTAAATAATCTGATGCACCATAACTCAATTCAATAACTGGATTTCTTCCAGTGTTAGTATATGAATTGGCAATTATTGTATTGTTTCTATTAAAATAAGAAAGATGAATTGACATTTTTTATTTAATAAATATCAATTAATCTTAATTTTTTTGTTTAAAATTTTAGTTGTGGCCAAAGATAATTCATTTAAAAGGTTTTGAATTGTTGATCCATCTTCTGTTACTGAAACTGGGGGTAATCCTGGGAATGGATGTGCATGGGTAATTAAAAACCTTACAATAAGGTTAATTAATTCCAATAATTCTTCACCCCTAACCATTGATGATGTATTTGGTTCAATATCATCAACAATTTTATCATTTGTTATTCCATATAAAGTATTATTCAAATCAATTTTTGATTTGTTTGGTGATGTATTTGTATCGTGTGCTAACAAATAAATTTCATCACCACCAAGCAAAGTTGCAGAGGACAACTCATTAACATATTCAATACGGTCAAAAGACCCAGTATCCACTTTTGTCGGTGGGGTTGTGTTGCTTTTTGAATATATAAATCCTGCTCCACCAATTTTTGAGAATTTATCGAACTTTATTTGATTATATATGTCTATTAAATTTTGTGGTTTGGGTAAATTACCCAATGACCCACTAAGTCTTAACCTATTTGCTAATGCTGGTCTATAAAAAATTGGAAACCTTATCTCATTTGAAAATAAAACATCCCCAGATTCCAAAATAGTTTTTGAATTACAATCAGAAATAAAATTATTTATAAAATCAATGGCTTCTTTTTTTGCCAAATTTGAGAATGTTACTCTAACTTTTAAAAATTTAATGTCCTCTATAATACTATTTTCATTTAATTGACTAATAGCAATTCTATCATCATCTCTTAATTGGTATAAGTTAACAAACCCATTAAAAGTATTTCCATCTGGATTTTGAATTGCCCACTCGATTAAATGCTTTGTTTTTAAATCCCTTGTATTTTCAACTTGAATTTCAGATATACCAACTTTCTTTTTCCTAGATTTAAATTGTGAAACTTGCACAAATGCCCTTTTTTTATTTTGAATAGGCGTTACATTAGGACTTAATTCCCCTTCTACCTTACCTGATCTAATTAATACCTCATCTTTTTTAATAATAATATCAGATGACCCCCTACCAATAATAGCATTATCCCCAGGTTCTGGGAAAATACCCCTTGTGCTTTCTTTGCGATAACTACCATCAAGATTCTTTAACTGTAAATTACGTTTAAATCTCCTGCCACTACCTGTTGTTATCCTGCTCTCAACATGGCTATTATCGTCAATGCCCATTGGAGATGAAAAATCAGATTGTATGTAATATTGATTATCAAATTTATAATCTTTATTTGAAAAAATAATTAACACCCTTTCCCCTTCTTTTGGGGTTTGTGAAATATAATATGGCAATAATGGTTTAAATATAAAAGGGTCCCTATCACCCCATATATCAGTCAATGGGTTAAATGGGGGGTCAGTTATTGCACTATATATGTCAATGTTTCTATCAGAATCAATTTCAGCCCTTATTCTTCCAATCATCAAAGGGTCATCAACATTTAAAACTTTTGCTGGAAATAATATACGATTATCCATTTTTGGTTCTTGAATTGTATTCTTCTAAAATTTTATTATATATTTCCTCAACACTATCCAAATAATAAGTCAAGTCAATGATTGTTTTTTTGGTATCAAAATGCATTTTTGTTAAATTATTCATTGCATGAGTTAGTTCAGAATTACTTCTATTCTTAGCATCTTTACATAATTCAACAATCTGTTCAAATTCTTCTTTTATCATAATTAACTACGTCTTTGTTTTGCAAATACCCTACCAGTTAATAGGGGGTCAATAATACCATCAATACCACCATTTGCAATTTCTTCTTTATCTTCACCATTTAACATTGCTTCTACAAATAACAATACTCTATTTGGCGAGCCATCTAATAAATTTTCTGTTGGAAGACCTAAACTTTGCATTTCACTAATTACATTTATCTTCGCTCTTTCACTTGAATATCCTGGCAAAAATTGAGCCCCAAGTAATAAAGGCGCAGGTATTGGTAATATCGTACCCTTTGTTAATATAGCCAATGAGTTTAAAATCTTTTCAACACCACCT